ACAAAGATTTGCAGCATTCACTGAGGAAAATTATATTATCACTGTTCTAGATCCTGGTGATGCTCCAGATATTTCCGTTGGTGATATTGTTTATATTCCAGCAGATGCCGTTGAGATTTCATCTTCTACTGATACTGCTAGTGGTTTAACTTCTGGTAGTATTAATTTGAAAATTCCTTCTGGATATTTTGGTACTATTCCTTCCAACGGAACATTCCCCAAACTTAAGTTAACGGCAACTCTAGAAGTATCTAACGCAAAACCAAGACTTAAGACTGCTGTAAGAAATAAGAGAATTATTGTCACTGCTTCTGGTGATAGAGTTATTCCATTAAGAGGAAATGACTACGATAGCGAGGTAATTGATAAAATTTCATATTCAGACGTATTCAAACTACGTTATGTTTATGAAGGTACGCCATCACAACCACCAGAAGTAGATACCGCTGGCAATCTTGTAACTGGTGTAGATGTTACAGACAGGTATACTTTTGATGATGGACAAAGAGATACAATTTATGATGTTTCAAGACTTGTTCTGAAACCAGGATTTGAAGCATCTGTAGGTCAACTTGTAATCGCATTTGATTACTTTGTTCATTCTCAAGGTGATTTTGTTACCATTGACAGTTACCTACACGAAGCTGGAGTTCCAGAAGATGAAATCCCATCTTTCAACTCCCCTGTTCTTGGTAATGTAGAACTCAAGAATGTAATTGACTTTAGACCTAAAGTTGATAATAATGCTATTATTCCTGGTTTCCTAGACAAATCAATTTTAGAAGTTACCGAAGGTTCATTCTCTGGTTCGGGTGCTGTCATTTCTAGCACCCCCGCACCTGATGCTGGAATTGAATATACATTCTCATTCAGTCAGATCCAGTATCTAGATCGTATTGATGGTGTATTCCTCAATAAGAAAGGTGAATTTATTGTCAAAGAAGGAAATTCTTCATTAAATCCATCAAAACCAGATCCTATTGATGACGCAGTTCCTTTGTTCTATGCGTATATTCCTGCATATACTAAGACAAGCAAGGATGTAAGAATTACTCCAGTTGATAATCGTCGCTATACAATGCGCGATATTGGTAAGTTGGAGAAGCGCATTGAGCGTCTTGAGTATTACACTACTCTTAGCATCCTTGAGCAGCAAGCTCTTAACATGCAAGTCAAGGATGAAGTTGGTCTAGACAGATTTAAGTCTGGTTTCTTTGTTGATAACTTCGAAGCACATAAAGTTGGAAATCTAACTTCTCTAGATTATGCATGTGCTATCGATCCTCAACAATCAGTTCTACGTCCTCAATCAAAAGAAGATTCAATTAAACTAGTAGAAGTAAATGTAAGAGAAGATCAAAGATCTGTTTCTGGATATAAGAAGACAGGTCAGATGATCACTCTTCCATACACCAACTTATCTCTGCTTGGAAATTCTTCTGCATCAACAACAATCAATCCAAATCCATTCGTTGTTCTGCAGTATGTTGGTGATGGTGAACTATCTCCATCTATCGATCAATGGTATGATCAAACAGAAGAACCATTGGTAGTTGACACAAACACAAGCTTGTTCAATATTTTCTTAGCAAAAGAAGATATTAAAGAATCATTCTCAAGTATTCATAATTCCTTTATTGTCAACTGGGTGGGTTCTTCCCCATCATTTACTTCAATCAATTCACTTGGAGAAGTAAATACTCAACAGGCATCTACAAAAGTTCAATCTGCTTCTGTTTCCAGTTCTTCAAATATCAGTCCACAGAATAATGATATCGGAAAGGGAGTACAGACAAAGACGGTAAGAGGAAATCTTGTTTCTAATTCTCTATCTTTCTTCGCTAGAAGCATACCAGTTAAGTATGTAATTAGAAGAATGAAACCAAACACAAGGATGTATCCATTCCTTGAAGGTAGAAACATTAGTCGTTGGGTAAATCCAGATTTGAGATTTACTGGAATTGCTGGAAACTCTCTATCTGCATTCAATGGTCCTATTACAACGGACGAATATGGTAATGCATCTGGTCTTATCATTCTTCCTGCTGGTTATCCACCACTAGAAAATGCTACGTGGTCTGGAAGTATTGATACTGTATCATATGACACTAGTGCTGAAGAAGTTTCTATTACTTCAGGAACTTTGACATTTAGATTTACTTCTAGCTCCACAAATGCACCTAAAGATGAAGTAGATAGTTACACAGAAATCAAGTATTATGCAACTGGTATTCTTCCAGAAAACCCTGGAACTATCGTATCTACCAGACCTTCATACTTCAAGTCTAATGAAGGTGTTCAATTAATTGAAAGCAACACCGATAATCCAGTAAGACCTAACCCACTAGCACAAACCTTTAAGGTAGAAAATCTAGAGGGTGGATGTTTTGTAACTAGTGTTGATCTTTACTTTAGCAAGAAGAGTAGCAACATTCCAATCAAGACATACATTACTAATGTAGATTCAGAAAAACCAGGAAAAAATGTTATTCCTGGCACAGAGAGAGTTCTATCTCCAAATACATTCCTTAAGTGCTATACAAATGGCGATGTCTCTGTATATAAAGGAGAGAATGTAACTGGAGTAAGTTCTGCTGCTTCTGGTCCTATTCTAAAAATCTTCGATAAGAATAATGTTGAGTTAGTTGCCACATCTTCTGGTAGATACAGCTTGACCAACGAGCAGGTTTATACTTTTGTTCTTAGCAATCACAACGGCAAGTCATTTGTTCAAAATGAAGATTTGACTATTCCATCTGTAACTCTAGCAAATGCAACTGGCGGATCTACATCCAAAGTTACTATTGCAAAAGATAGCGGAAAAGTATCAAAAGTAAGAGTTACCAATCCTGGTCAAAATTATGATAGTGCTATTTTGACTATCGAAAGTCCACAACTTCCTGGAGGATCTACTGCTACCGCTTCAATTGGAGTATCTGGTGGTAGAATTTACAACGCAGAGGTTGCTCTTTCTGGTTTTGGATATACAGAAGCACCATCAGTCGTCGTCAAAGGCGTCGGAAATGGCGCTGGAGGATGCGAAATTCAAACTTACATTGAGATAGATACCCCAGCAGTTAGAATGGGCGTAGCGGTCGATAGCGAGGGAGTTACGAATTCTACTACTCCCACAAAGTTTGAATTCGAATATCCTGTTTACTTACAAAATGATACCGAATATGCTCTTGTAGTAGAGACAGATTCTACAGACTATGCTATCTGGTCATCCAAACTTGGATCGACTGACATTGCTACTAGCACCGTTATTACAACTCAACCTTCTCTTGGTTCAGTATTTAAGTCACAAAACACTGAGAGTTGGACAGAGGATATCTTTGAAGATCTTAAGTTCACTCTATATCGTGCAGAGTTTGATATTAGCAGACCAGCTGAGTTGATTGTTAAAAATGACAACTTAGGATATGAACTTTTGAATTCCAATCCATTCGAAACTAACTCATCTTCAAGCACAAACGCAACTGCTAAATTGTTTAAAAACAATAACGCTATTGTCAAGGTTTCTCACAGAGATCATGGTTTTGAACAAAGTGGAAAATCTTATGTTTTCTATAGATCAGCGAAAGAAACAGGAGGAGTTACTGCCGATATCTTGAATAGCACACTATTTAAGATTGCTAATAGTGGAATTGATACTTACAATATCACATCAAGTGCAAAAGCATCTAGCAATTCTTTCGGTGGTGGATCAAATGTCTATGCTACACACAATAGAAAATTTGAAACTCTATATCCACAGATTGGATATCTATCATTTACTGGAACAAAACTTGAGAATTACGTAAAGACAACTAATGTAGTTCCCGTAGATTCTTCAACCACAAACTATACATCTTATTCTCAAACTGACTATGAAAGAACTTTCTTAAATGAACCACAATATTTCACAAATCAAAAACTTATTGCTTCCGAGATTAACGAAACTCTCAACGGCATTCAAAGTTCTTTGAATTACAAGATGGTTCTTTCTTCTACAATATCTCATCTTTCCCCCATTGTTGATCTTTCAAGTGCTTCTGTGAAGACATCTTCAAGTAGAGTTGAAAATGCATCTGGACAAGAGAATAGATTTGGCAGAAAAGATCAAATTATTAAGTTCTATCCAGTCTATCAATTCCAACTTGCTGGAAATGGTGGAACTGAAATTGTAGAAGGTCAGACAATCAAAGGAGCAACAACAAAAGCTTCTGGAACTATCGCTAGAGTAAATGGCGCTGTAGTTTATGTTCGTGTCAAGACTGCCCAATTCTTCCAAAAGGGAGAAGGTGTCGCTCTTGGTTCTCAAGAAAGTTTGACAAACGTAACTGTTGATTCTAACCCAGTTGAGTTGTTCTTCGATATTGCAGATGCTGCGACTATTACAGCAAGAAATCCAGCAGTGATTTTAGAATCTTATGATAATAAGATCACAGGAAAAACTGTTATCTGGAATAATAAAACACAGGAACTTATTCTCAGAAATGATGTTCAACCAATTAATGATGACTTTACTGGAAAAATTACTGACAATGATGATTTTGCAAGAAACGCTCTTGTACAGGAGCAAACATCTGATATCTTCCGTGTAGGTGATTTTGTTAAGTATCCAACACAACCAGAGGAAGAAGCATCATATCTAGAGATTGGTCAAATTACATATACAAATGGCGTTGATTTTGTCTCCGAAGATTTGTCTAAGAATAGTTCTTCAGTTGCTAAGTATGTAACTAAGGAAATTGCTATTGGCAATCCTGGATCATCTATTGATGTAAGACTAACTGCCAATGTAAAAGACATCTCTAATATTAGAGTTCTTTACAGATTTAAAAAGGCATCAAGTCAAGAAAACTTCGAAGATATCGATTGGGAATATTTCAATGTTGATGGCAATCCAGATACAGTTGAAATTGCAACTAGCGAAAATAGCATTTCTGGGATTGTTGAGAAACAATCTTCATATCAAGAACTCAAGTATAGTGTTGCGGATCTGCCAGAGTTTTCTTCATTCGCAATCAAGATTGTAATGAAGACAATTGATCCTTCATATGTACCAAAAGTTCAGGATATTCGTGCTGTTGCTTCTTTCTAATTTCCGCACATGTCTTACATCAAGGTTCTTGGGCATGACGGTCTCGTAAGAGACGAGAACACAGGTGCCATCATCAATCAGGACGATTCTGCCATTGCTGCAAGACGTAAGTCAAAACAGCTAGGTTCCGCGTTAGAAGACATAAATATGTTGAAGAATGAAATCTCTGAAATCAAGTCCCTACTGAGAGAGTTAGTCAAAAATGCCAGCAATTAATGTAGCAAGAACCGACACCTTTGAACAGCAAAGGGTCAAGATCAACCAAATTGGTGATCAACTTTTTAATGTTACCTCTGGTGGCAGTGACCTCGCAGCGGGAAACATTAAGTTAGGAGATGGTACACAGACAGCTCCATCACTAGCATTTGATAGCGATGCTACGCTTGGTTTCTATAAACCAAGAACAGGAACTATTGGTTACGTTTCTTCGTCTAAAAAAATATTTGATATCACTTCTTTGGATGTTTTATTCTACAAAGACGTAAATATCAGACAAGAAAAAATTTCAGATACTGGTATTACATTCAATAGTTATGGTCAAAATTATGATTCTGGATCTTATAATGATATTCTCTTAACTGGAGGAACTGGTTCTGGAGCTATTGCTAATTTCTCAGTAACAGAATTTGATGGAATTTTAGTTACTGGATCTGGATATGTTGAAGGAACTTTTTCAAACATTCTATTATCTGGTGGATCTGGAACTGGAGCAGAAGCTGAGTTTACCGTTCCTGGAATTGAAGGACAAATCACCAATGCTGGATCTGGATATGTTCCTGGTTTTTATCAAAATGTCCCACTCACTGGAGGAACTGGTAGCGGAGCAGAAGCTGAAATTACTGTAATTGGCGATGTAATTATAAACGGTAGTATTACAAACCCTGGAAGTGGGTATGCAACTGGATCCTATACTAATGTAA